TTCTTTTAGCTCTCTGTTTATCATATATTTTCTATAGTTTACTTTTATTTTTGGCATAATGTATTCTCATGAGGTTCAATTGATTGATTTAAAATAGTTCTTATGGTCTTTGTCATCTTTTGTATAATGGCTAATCATATCATCTACGACATCGACATATTGTCGGTCTTCAAGTTCAAGTTGTGTATAGAATTGGTGGATTTCAGTGATAAGAGCCGCAACCTTAGATGGAGAAGTCACATGTATATTTGCATCTACATAATCTTCTAATTGATTCATCTTATTGTTGATAATATCTCTAATTTTCGTGTCCATAGAAGCCCGAGTCTTTTATAAATTGTTCTGTTATCTTCGGGTATAATTTACCCAAATTTTGGTCTTTCACTGCTAATAAAACTTTCACTTCATCTACATGTATATCTTTTAGTAAATCAACAAAATGCATCTCTCGTCTAAAAGATTCCATATTTGGATTTTCTTTTGTATAGACATAGAGCTTTTTTATTTCTGCAGTTAGCAGACCATTTAGACCAATATTATGTGGATTGGGTTCAAATGGTGGGTCGCCGTCTGGCAACAAAAACTTATATTCGGGGTCAAATGCATACTTAAATAAAAGAGAGAGAATTGGTTTCTTCTCTTCATAATCTTTTATTTTAGATGTATCACTATTTATTTCTTTTAAAATCTCTGGAATGTATTTCTTCATACCAACCAGACATAACATCCAATAGAATTCAATGCAATGAAATATATGTTCTGTAAAAATAGAGGTAAGTTTTTATACTTAACACTAAACTCATATGCTAATATGACATGAGCAATAACAAATACTGGGAAACAAAACTTATAGTAGGGTAATTGCAAGGCCAATGCCGTTGCACCTGTTACTAATAAGCCAGTTGAAATCCATTTAATGTCCACTACTTAATTCTTTTGGACTTCATGGTCAAATCATCTTCTTTAAGTTTGGCAAGACGAGTTTTGACCCATTCTGCCTCTTCAGGAAATTCTTTTAATGTTTTCATTGAGTTTTCAATATGCCACATTATCTCAAACATTTTCTTTTTAGAACTCCAACCTTCTTCTGGATGGCTTGCATAAAAATCTAAGTCATCTAGATATTCCCATACAGCGCCTTCTTGGTCGCCTTTATCAAATGGATTCATCATAATTTAATACTCCTTTTATCCCTCACCGGTTATTCGGTGATATAATACTACGAACTCATCATGAGTCGAAACTTCTTCTGCTAAATTTTGATTGTGATACACTCTAGCCATCTTAGAAATAACTTTTTTAGGTATCTCAAATTTTTCATGTAGATTACTCACGATTTCTTTCATCAATTCTTTCTCAGCACTGGTTCTTAGCATACAATTGCTAATCTCTTGCATTGCACCTGATATTTCTTTCTTATCTGCATCACTGATTGCTGTCATCATCTAGCTCCTTGGTTGATTTTGAATGTTTAATCTTTCGATTATACTTTGTCTTGTCTTTCTCGACCTTGTGACCAAATGGCGAATCTATACTAAACAATTCTATTGCTCTTCTAGTCCAAGGTTTAGGTTTTTGTGGTATCATTGCAAGTCTTCATCATATGGGTCTTCACCCTCATTATCATCAGACCAACCATGTGTCCAATCTGGTGAGTCGTTGAGCCAACTAAAAATCTTTTCATAGGCATCGTGTTCGCTTGATGCTAACACTCTAAACACAGCCTCGCCATCAACAAATTTTAGTTGAAATGGCATATTCTTTGGCATCTTAAATGGTTTTTCAATACTCACTTCTATGTCAAAATACTGCATTGCCTTGATTTTATCAATTGCTTCTGTAACTTGCCAATCACCTATCATTCTGACTCCGGTTCTATTGGTGTAACTGATGACATAAAATCATCAACCTGTTCTGCTATAGTTTCTTCACTGCTAAGGTTAACTATACCATTTACTATAATATCTGTAACTGGTATTGGATTGTCTGCACCAATATCTGGTTCTACACAGTTGACACAAATTCCATTTTGAGATTCTGGTTCTTGATATGTCCATAACATTGATATTATTATAACAAAACCTACCAATAAAAGAGGCAGTCTTTTGTTAGAATAAAATAGATGTATGTAAAACATTTTCAATGAATCTTGGCATTTTATTAGTTCCGTTTTGATTCGGTTAAATATCTGGCGATTATTCATTGATAAGAAGTGTTACTTGTTGAGGTTGGTATTCTGAAGGCACTACAAGGCTTATTTCAGTTGCCGGTGCAGCTGCTTGATAATGTTGTTCTACTGCTTCGTAGAAAAACATAAATGTGTAAAGTAAAACATAGTCCATAATATAACTCCATAATATAAATTAAATTTGCTTATTCAGATGAAAAAGCTTCAATCATTCTTTTGTTTCTTTCTTTATTATTTAATAAAGTTTCTTTTTCTTGTTGTTCTAGTTCTTGCTGATGGTTCTCAGCACTAGCAAGGTCATCTTGTTGCTGTGTATCAGTCATTTTACCATTCCTTTTGGGATTAGATTTAAAATAAGTGCCTTTTGAGCATCTCTATTTATACCCTTATTCCGTCCCAGGTATTTTTTGTTTATTTTGAATCAGATAATATCTATATCTTTTCAAATAACTTAATGCTCTTTTTGGTTCGTGTATTGGATTTGGTAAAGGACCAAACAATCTGTCCATGTCGTCTACTATCTCTTGAGCTTCTTCATCAGGTATTTGGTCTTCACCTAAAACTATCAAATGAAAGTTCTCACTACTCCATATCCATATAATACCGCCATCATTACATTTATTATGATAACGCTAGGTTCACGCCAGAGACTTCCGATGTAAACCCAACCGATACCTGCTATAGTACCTAACCAGACATTTAGTGGGAACATTTCTAATGCAGATGCTAATGCACAGCCACATGCAGCTATCGTAGATAACCACTTAACCCAAAATGCAAATGTTGATTGATTTGATATCATAATACAAGGAGTATAACATTATTTCGAGTGTTTTTGAGGCGAACTTTGGAGTCCGTAAGTGGATGGGTCTTGATGTAGAACCCAATTGACATAATCAACAGCTAAATCTTCATCTTTGAAATATTTTGTGATTACTTGCCCTGACATCATAGAGCCAACAAAGATAAGTATACTGCCTTTATAGTTAGAAAACTTAATCCACCAATAATGTTTTACTATTGGTTTATAAGTGAGTAATGATAATTCAATATCTCTCTTGATTTCTTCATTCATTATAACACTATATCTAGTATGGGTTGGGCAAACATGTTACTTTCTTGGTGAACTTCGGCTGTATCCATTGGATTTAGGTGATGAGTTATTATAAGTAATGGTGTCCGGTTTTGAGATAAGGTTATCCTTTCTAATGCGACAAGTGACCCAATCATTATAGTATTCGTGTGTGACTAGGGCGTCTCGTGTGAATATTTCGTAAGTTTCAAAATAAGACAATTCTGAACGAGTCTTACATAGATGTAGAATTTCTCTCGTAAAATGTTTCTTACCAGCCTTCTGTACATCTTCTTTGATTACCTTGTTTGAACCCCAATATTCTTCCCAATCGGACTTCACTCTGATTTTTTTCTTTTTGCCTTTTACTTGCTTTCTTGAAGCTTTGGTAAAAAACTTCTTACCTACATATTTTCTGTTATTTTGTAGATTGGTGATTAAGTAAACTATTCCAAAATACTCTCCGACATGTTCTTCAGTAAATTCTCTACCTCTAAATGTCCAATTCAATATAGATTCAACCTTTTTAATAAGTTACATTAGGATTATATGGTGCATCATCTTTATTTATAGGCTTCAGTGCCAAGTATTCGCTACAGAATGGGCAATAAGTAGGTTCATCATCAGCAGTTTCTTCACTATAACTTACTACAAATTCAGATTGACAGGTACTACAGGTGTGGTCTAATGTTTTCAAGTTTTATTTCCTTTATAACGAATTGATATTATACTGCAACAACAGGTATAGATATTTCCCGCTGTGTTTTTTTCTTTTCGTAATCAGCTAAGGCGCCTTTAATCGCATCTTCAGCTAAAACTGAACAATGTATTTTAACTGGCGGTAAAGCAAGTTCTTCTACTATGTCCATATTCTTTATTTCTTGTGCTTGAGTGACAGATTTACCTTTGAGCCAAGTTGTTACGAGACTACTTGATGCTATAGCTGAACCACATCCATATGTCTTAAACTTTGCATCTTCAATAATTCCTGTTTCTTCATTGATTTTGATTTGGAGTTTCATTACATCACCACAAGCAGGAGCGCCAACCATTCCAGTTCCTACTGTTGGGTCATTTTTGTCCATTGAACCTACATTTCTAGGATTTTCATAATGGTCTAATACACCTTTGCTATATGCCATGTCTTTCTCCGTTATACTGCAAAACTACTTCCACATCCACAAGATGATGAAGCAGATGGATTCTTTATTTGAAACTGTTCTGCCATTAAAGTCTTAGTATAAGCAACAACTGAGCCGTCTAGATATTGATTAGAGTGTGCATCAACAATAACTTTTAGTTTAGTGCCTTCTAAGTCTATTACAGTGGCTTCTTCTTCTATCTTAGTTTCCCATGTAAATCCATATTGAAACCCTGAGCAACCGCCACCTTGCACAAACATTCGTAGACCTTTTATATCAGAATCAGATTCATCCGTATATAGGTCCATAATTTTGTCGATAGCGGACTGTTCAATGGTTATCATTTTTATTTCTTTTTTGCTTGTTCTTTTGTATATAATGTCCAAGCGCCATAAACAATAGCACCAACTGCTGCTACAGATACGAGTGCATGTGACATTAGAGCAAGAACGCCAAGTACTATTAAAGCTGCACCGTCCCATGAAGTTCTTTCAGCCCAGCGAGCAAGTACCCATGCTTTTACTACATTTAAATCTACCATTTTTGTTTCTCCTTTTGATTTGTATTTATAAGCTACTTTGTTATCTTTTAAATTAGGTTGTCTCTTTCTCATTTTTCTTTTCCTCAGGGTTTCCCCATACATCTTCCCATGAACCAGATAAAGCGCCTTTAGCGTAATCTGTTGCACGATTCTCGAAGAAGTTCGTGTGTGTTGGAGCATTAATCATCTCTTCAACCCAAGGCAATGGATTCTTTTTAACTTTATACACGCCTCGTAGTCCTAATGATATCAGCCTTCTATCACAAATATAACGAATGTACTGTTTAACTTGAGCTGCGGTTAAATCAGGCATATCGCCCATTTCAAACGCCAAGTCAATAAATTTATCTTCTAACTCAACCATTCTTTCAGCAATGGTATATATTCGAGATTTAAGTGTATCGTTCCAAATCTCTTTGTTTTCCTCTATATATGTCCTAAACAATTTAACCATCGATTCAGTGTGCATTGTTTCGTCTACAATAGACCATGTTACAATCTGTCCCATGCCTTTCATCATACCATGGCGAGGGAAGTTAAGTAACATAATGAATGATGAGAACAGTTGCATACCTTCAGTAAATGCAGAGAAGACTGCAATATGAGTTGCTGTTGATTGTTTATCACCATTACGACTACTAATATCTTTTACATAATCGTGTTTGTTTTTCATTGCTTCATATTCTAGAAACTCACCATATGTCGACTCAGGCATTCCTAGAGTTTCAATTAGATGTGAGTAAGCTGCAACATGAAGTGCTTCACGAGCAGCAAAACCCATTAACATCATTCTAACTTCTGGTTGTGGAAAATATGGTAAATAATTATTTACATAACCACCAGCAACATCTACATCACCTTGTGTAAAGAATCTAAAGATGTTTGTAAGAAAATGTTTTTGTGGTTGAGTCAATACTCTTTGCCAATCTTTTACATCTTCTGCCATTGGAACTTCTGAGTGTAACCAATGACTTTGTTCATGTTTTAACCAGGCATCATAAGCCCACGGATAATTAAATGGCTTAAAACTATTTCTGTCTTCCATTAAGTTCGATTGCTTTGCAGCTTTTCCAGTTTTCTCCATTATAGTAGCCATTATTTTGCCCATTCCTCTATTTGTTTAGTTGATAAAACTCCCGAATTTCTTTTAACTTCTGTTTCACCATCTAACATTAATAAAGTTGGTACAGAACGAATTTGCCATTGTGTTGCTAAATCTTCATCTTCGTCAATATCAATAACCTCTACAGGCAAATCAAGCTTGGCTGAATTCAAATTCATTTCTAATCCTTTACATGGTTGGCACCAAGAGGCTGTAAATCTTAATATTTTTTTCATTATTATCCTATTCTATTCGCAGGCGATACAAATACCATCGTCTTCTGCCAGTTGAGTTAAATCCAGTTCTTGAATTACCTGTCTTTCAATTTTCTTTGCTACTTTGTCAGCCTTACCAATTTTCTCTGAACGACAATAGTACATCGTTTTAAGTCCACCTTTCCATGCCATGTAATGTATTGCATGTACATATTTGATATTAGCATCTGGTCTAAAGAATACATTTAATGATTGTGCTTGGTCAATCCATTCTTGTCTATCAGCTGCATGTTGAATCAACCATCGTTGGTCAATTTCCATTGCTGTTTTAAATACATCTCTTTCCCAATCTGATAACTTATCTAGATGTTGCACACTGCCGTCATTAGCAATGATTGATGACCAAATCTCATCATAGTCCAGTTTACTATCTGCTTTACATTTATCTTTTATTATTTTATCTAAAAATTTATTCTTATGTAAATGAGAACCAGATAATGTGTCTTGTCTATAAGCATTAGCACGAAATGGTTCTATACTTGGTGAAGTATTGCCCATGATAATAGATGATGAGGCATTTGGTGCTATTGCCATAAGATGTGAGAATCTTCGACCTGTGCCTTCAGCATCTGGTGCTTCGCCTCTTGCTTTACCAATCTCTAGATTTGCTTCATCTAAAGTTGTTCTAATAGTTTTAAATATTTGTTTGTTCTTACTTACTGCTGATGCTGATTCCCATGGAATGTTTTTCTTTTGAAGATAAGCATGCCAACCTAATGCACCAATACCAATACTTCTTTCACGAGATGCCGAATAAGATGCTCTTGAAACGGAGTCTGGTGAATTTTCTATAAAGTAACTTAATACATTAT